TTTTGGAGGGTGAAGATGAAGAGTAGAACATTGCTAGTTGATGGTGACATAGTTGCTTACAAAGCAGCGACTATAGCTGAGACTCCTATTGATTGGGGTGACGGTGTTTGGACTTTACACGCCCACGAGAAAGACGTGATAGGTTCTATGGAAGAGTTCATGAGTAAGATCATGGAAGAGTCTGGCTGTGATAAAGTAATCACCTGCCTATCCGGTGACAAGCTGTATCGCAAAGATGTAGCTCCTTACTACAAAGCTAATCGTAAGGGTACACGTAAACCTATGCTCCTAAATTTTGCTAAAAAATATTTGGCCGATAATTACAATGGCAAAGTTGAGGATAAGCTAGAGGCAGACGACCTTCTTGGAATTCTAGGAAGCAGTGATGCCAACACAGTAATATGGTCTGCTGATAAAGACCTGCTTACAATACCTGCCTACCATTTACTAGACGGTAAGGTAGTAGAGATACTAGAAGACGAAGCTGACTACCACTTCTTATACCAAACACTTGTGGGTGACTCGACAGACAACTACAAAGGCTGTCCAACTGTGGGTGATAAGAAAGCCAATAAACTTTTAGAAGACAACGGGGCTACATGGGAGACTGTTGTTGATGCGTTTGCCAAGCAAAACCTCAGTGAGTTAGTTGCTATTGAGAACGCAAGACTTGCGCGAATACTTCGTAGCGGTGAATATAACTTTGAAACGAAAGAGGTAAAACTATGGGCAGCGTAGAAGACTTTGTAAACAAGCCGCCACACTACAACAAAGGTGAAATAGAAACGATTGATTACATCGTTGATGTGTTGGGCGACTACGAAGCTATCTCATATTGTCACGGCAACGTACTAAAGTACACAGGTTCTAGGTTGTGGGAAAAGGGTAATCCAATTGAGGACGCCCGCAAAGCGGTTTGGTATCTAAACAAGATGATTGAATTAATGGAAAAAACGAAAGGGGTTAACTGGTAATGGAGAAGATTAATTACGATTATTTAGCAGGGATGTTTGAAGGGTTTGATTACTACCAAACACAATGTAATCACACAGCCATCTTTCCTGAAGACGATGCAATAGAATACCTAACACTAGGTCTATGCTCTGAAGCGGGGGAGGTAGCCGGTAAGTTAAAGAAAAAAATAAGGGATGGCGAACCCGCTAATTTTAAAGAAGAGATGAGCGCAGAGTTAGGTGATGTGTTTTGGTACTTAGCTGTCTTAGCTGACAGGTTAGGACTAAACTTAAGCGACATAGCTTTCGATAATATTACTAAGGTAATGCTACGTAAACACAACAATACTTTAAAGGGTTCAGGTGATCACCGATGATGGATAGTTATCAGCAGTACATACACAAGTCACGTTACGCTCGTTGGAGAGAAGAAGACAACAGACGAGAGACTTGGGCAGAAACAGTAAGGCGTTACACAGACTTCTGGGTTGCTAGGGGTCAGATAGATTATGACACAAGTGAGCGATTGTATAAGGCCATCTATAACCAAGACGTTATGCCATCTATGCGTTGTCTTATGACTGCCGGTAAAGCTTTAGACAGAGATAACATGGCTGGCTTTAACTGCTCTTACATAGCTATAGATAATGTAAGGGCTTTCGATGAAATATTATATGTGTTGATGTGCGGCACAGGAGTAGGCTTCTCAGTAGAGAGGCAATCAGTAAACAAATTACCAGAGGTAGCAGAAGAGTTCCATGAAACAGATACTACAATCGTTGTCCAAGACTCGAAAATTGGTTGGGCTAAAGCTTTCCGTGAGTTGGTTAGTCTTTTGTATTCGGGTCAAGTACCTTCGTGGGATGTTAGTCGCCTACGCAAAAAAGGCGAAAGGCTTAAGACGTTCGGAGGACGTAGTTCTGGAGCTGACCCTCTTGTTGCTCTTTTCCATTTTACTGTGGCAACTTTTAAATCTGCTTCAGGCCGTAAACTTACTAGCTTAGAGTGTCATGATGTTGTATGTAAAATTGCAGAGATTGTTGTCGTTGGTGGTGTCCGTAGGTCTGCGCTTATTAGTTTGTCTAACCTTAGTGATGATCGGATGCGTCATGCTAAGTCTGGTAATTGGTGGGAAACTGATACGCAACGTGCGCTTGCTAATAACAGTGCTGTTTACACAGACAAGCCAGACTTTGAAACCTTCTTGGAAGAGTGGACTGCTCTCTATAAGTCGAAGGCTGGTGAGCGTGGTATCTTCTCTAGGAGTGCTGCAAAGAAACAAGCACAGAAGAGTGGACGAAGAGAAGTAGATCATGCGTTTGGGACTAACCCATGCTCCGAGATAATCTTAAGGTCAGCTCAGGTGTGTAATCTTTCTGAGGTGGTAGTACGAGCAACAGATAGCTTTGATGATTTAAAACGCAAGGTTGAGATTGCTACCATACTAGGAACACTACAGTCATCCTTAACTGACTTCCGCTACGTACGCTCTGTCTGGAAGAAGAACACACAAGAGGAGTGCCTACTCGGTGTGAGCATGACAGGCATCATGGATCACTCGGTACTCTCAGGTAAGCAGACAAGTGGTACATGGTTTGATCATCCTAACCAGCCTATCCTTAGTGACATATTACTAAGGCTAAAGCAGGTGGCAATCGACACTAACAAGAAGTGGGCAAATGACTTAGGTGTTAATCAGTCAACAGCCATCACTTGTGTGAAACCATCAGGTACAGTCAGTCAGTTAGTGGACAGTGCCTCAGGCATACACGCTCGGTTCTCCCCTCAGTATATAAGACGGGTACGCTCCGATGGTAAAGACCCCATCTCAGCCTTCCTCAAGGACGCTGGAGTGCCTTGGGAGAAAGATGTGATGAACAATGAGAACTATGTTTTCTCGTTCCCCATCAAAGCCCCAGACGGTGCTAAGAGTGTTGATGAGTTAGACGTACAGACACAGCTTGATCTGTGGGAAGTCTATCAGGACAACTGGTGTGAGCATAAGCCAAGTGTAACTATTTACTATTCTGATGCTGAGTTCTTAGCGGCAGGTCAATGGTTATGGGACAGGTTGGATAGCTGCTCAGGTATTAGCTTCCTACCCCGTACTGATCACGTCTACCAGCAAGCCCCTTACGAGGCTATTGATGAAGAAACGTACAAGAAGCTCAAGCTAGATATGCCCTCAGAGATTGAGTGGGATAGGTTAGGTGAGTTTGAGAAGGAAGACACTACGACAGGGACACAGGAGTTAGCTTGTGTAGCTGGTCAGTGTGAAATCTAAAGCTAAAGCGATAGTGGTATTGGAGGTGGTAACCTGCCTCCATATCATCGCAAACACATGGTTACACCTTCCCCATAACTTCTTGTTTTAATTAGTCATTTTCTAAAGTCCCCACATAGAGATAAAATCATGAAAATTGCACCACTTATAACCCGAAATTTGATAGAAAAATTTGAGGCACTTTTCCCTGACAAGCTGCCTACTAAGCGAGGTATTTCTACAGAAGAAGTAGCCTTTTTACAGGGACAACAATCCGTCATTAATCGTATGAAGTTTATATACGAGGACGACCAACCAGAAGAGAATTAATTATGTGTATGTCTACCCCTAAGATGCCTAAGCCCCCAGCTCCACCCCCACCAGCTCCACCACCTCCAGAGAAACCACCAGAAGCTCTTGAAGATGCTGTTGATTCTACAGCGTCTGCCTTAAAAAAAACTAAAGCAGGCTCTAAAGGCAGCCTCGGTCGTGGTAAGTCTGGCGTACAGGTAGCTAATTACAAGTCTAAAAACAAAAAGTCAGGGCTAAGCATAGCATCGTAATCTAAACAGGAAAACCACTTATGGAATATTCTAACGATCAAGGTATTCAAAAAGAATACGAGAGCCTATCTGCTGATCGTGATGCGTTTCTTTCAAGAGCCAGAACGTGTGCGGAAATAACTATCCCTACACTTATGCCACGTGAAGGGCATACTGGCTCTAGCACTTATAGTACTCCTTATCAATCAGTAGGGGCTAGGGGTGTAAACAACCTAGCTTCTAAATTGTTGATGGCTTTACTTCCTCCCAATAGTCCTTTCTTTCGTTTAACGATAGATGACTATGATCTTGTAGAGCTAGGTGGTGATGCACGAGGTAAGGCAGAGGAAGCCCTTGCCCGTATTGAAAGAAGTGCAGTACAAGAAGTAGAATCAAAAGCTATTCGAGTACCTACATTTGAAGTGCTTAAGCAGCTTATTGTCTGCGGTAATGCTTTAGCTTTTATGCCTCCGGAAGGTGGGATGAAGGTTTATCGCTTAGACAGATATGTAGCTAAGCGTGACACTATGGGTAACTTGCTCAAGGTTATAGTTAAAGAGACTATAGCTTATGACGCTTTACCTAAGATTGTACAAGAGGCTTTATCAGAAAATCCCGAATACCAAAAAGATGTTAATAAAAAAGAGTGTAACCTGTTTACTTGTATTCGTAGAGAAGGCAAGTCGTTTAAGGTACACCAAGAAGTTAAAGGTATTCACATACCTAAATCAGAAGGTACTTACCCTGAAGATAAACTTCC